AAAGTTGTTGTAATTGTTGTTCGCATTCTATCTTAGGCTCGGTGTTAACGAACATACTAGAAATGCCGCGAACAGCACGATACACCGGATACCAGCGCAATTGCATCGTTGGTTCCCAATACAATTGATCTTTGACAATCATGTTATCTGGTTTACGAAAATACATAACCCCTCCTAGAACTCATTAGCGGCTTCAAGCAACTTCCTCATCTTATTCTTAATTAGATAATTCATTATGCGATTACGTCGCTTACCGGCCTGCGATTCATAACTTTCTCGAATTTCTGTTCTTATGCTTTGTGGTGTTCTGCTCAAATCGATCAACAGAGAATTTCGTTTGAAGTATTTCAGATGATCTTCTTCACCGACACCATTTGGCAGATCGATCTTGAATTGCTCCAATCGACTTGCGGTCATTGGTTTTTGTCGTATCTTTTCAACGAAAGTGTTATCTGGCATCATGACATTCGGGATATCGTCGCCATCATCGCCTTTGATGATCTTTTCCAAGAGAAATCTGTCTGGATCAGTCTCTTGCAATTCAATTTTGCGAATCGGATCATATTGTCGAACATTCGTGCCGATAGCTTTTTGTAATTGAAGCAAGTCGTGATCGGCAGATACGATCATGACGTCTTCATCTGGTGATTTATATCGGACCAATTCAGCGATCACATCATCGCCTTCGGCACCATTAACACCAACAACTCGATACGGCATGTTTTCATAAATTTCATCCTTCACTTTGTCGATGAAACCATGAACAACCTTCCAATCTATTTTCGAATCGTCTCTGGTTTTTTTTCTTCTTGCCTTGTAATAAGGAAAGTGATCTTTGCGCCAATAATGTTTGGAATCTATCGCGACGACAAGTTCGCCGTACTCTCGACCAAACTGGACTACAGTTTTTCGAATTGAATCGAGAATAAGATGGCGAATCATTCCTTCCGAAATTTCGCCGCCATCTTCATCGAATGCATCAGCTAAACTCGATCTTCGCATTTTATACGGGTTGAACGCCACAGCAACCGATGAGTGGACCGTCCCCGAAAAATCTAGAATTAACAAGAAACCTCACTCATTGTATATCTTCGGCATATCATGCCACTTGGCTAATCTACTTTCTGGAAACGCATTATTCTTACCAGACCAAGGATATATTCCATCATCACCATTCCACCAAACAATGACCGGTTCGAAGAATGCATTGTTGTCAAAGAGAGCGATGATGTATCGTCCATCTCTGGGCGCATCATCCATGTCTTTCCATTCTGAGCAAAGAGTTTCCATCATTCAGACACTTTCAATGTTGCTACTGATGCTTTGATAGTCAGGATGCCGGGAGTTTTTTCATCGAAGTAATGATCGGAAAATTCTTGAAATGGATGTTCTTTGTTATTCAAACTGTAGGCCAATGAACGAATCGCTTCCACGATCATTCCTATTTGTTTGTTTGAATGGCTCAAATCATAACCCATTTCTTGAAAGTTGGTAATGACATTCGAACTAATCGAATCGATTAGAATATCGATTTCATTGTCTGAAAGACTTTCTGGTTCTGGATTAGGTGCTTTGATGGGAAACAAGACGATGTTATTTTCTGACATGCTACCTCCATACACAAATACTCACCTACTTATGCTCGGTAGTTGAACATTTGTTTTTCAACCTCAAATTCGCGAGGTTCATTGAGAAGCGATTTCAGGAAATTCTCCCATTCAATTTTTCTCAAATTCCAGTTGTAGAAGACATTCGCATAACCAGCTTGGCTTTCGAGTTGTCGATACAGACGTTCGTTACTGTCATCGACGGCTTTGATCGCCTGCTCAAGAATGCTATGGAAACGACCGGCATGTTGCGATGGTTCCTCATGAAACTGATACATGAAGGTCCAATTCGCGGCAGTTTCCGGCAAAGCACCAAGATTCGGATGGACACAAACCAATCCAGCCGACATGGCTTCCATCAAGCAAAGACAGGACGTCTCTTCCCAAATGGAAGGATATGCGAAGATATCCGATTGCCGAATTGCTTCACGGACTTCATCCTGAGAAACCGATCCATGATTTGTTGCATTCGGAAGAGATTCGATATCTTCAAATACCTTCTTGTATTGCTCGTCTCTTTCACCCCAACCATATAGATTGAAACTAGAATAGACGTCCAGATGAAGGTTGTATCTCTCCGACAATCTCTTGAAGACTGGAACAAGAATTTCCAATCCTCTATGCGGAGTAGAATGATAAATCAATCTCACCGCTGGTCCGACAGTTTTTGGTTCGTAATTAGGTTTAAGAGGCTCAATAGCATTCAACAGAACATGACAACGTCCCCAAGGAATGTTGTATGTCTTGATATAGGCTTGCATTTGCCAATTCGATACAAACACAAGCCGATGATACTTTCGCCAACCACCATTCTTGAGTTGATCCGATTCTGGATCACCCGGCAAGTCATGAGCTACAAAGATTCGAATCTTCGTTTCATCCAGATCGTTTCTCAATCTGGAATGAACAATGTGAAAATTCTCCAACAGATCGGACGGTAATGTCAGCATTCTTTGGGCCATCAATTCAGTGCCGCCCATAGCATTCTTGCTGACATCACTTCTAATCAGTTTTCCGCCGATAATTTCAGTCATTATATCTCGTTACTTTTTGTTGTTGGCAAGGAACATAATAATCATGCCTGACATTCCACCATGCTTTAACATCTGGTTCAAATCTAAACATCCATGTTTTTGTCTTAGAATCAAACCAGAACGCTTTTAGCATATCTGCATTTTGTTCATGATTATGATAAACCGTTAGATAATATCCAGATTCATTTGGCAATCCAGACAACCATTCGGCCATCATGCACCTAGCGCATTCAGATACGTTTCCATGAGGGCTTCCTGTTCGTCGCGTTCTGCCTTATCTAGCTTGCGAAGACGCACGACAGCCCGCAAAGCCTTCTTATCAAAACCCGATCCTGCGGCCTCTGCATAAACGTCCTTGATATCATCAGAGATTGCCTTCTTCTCTTCTTCAAGACGTTCGATTCGTTCCACGATTGATTTCAACTGTTCCATTTTCATTTCCATAATGGGTTAGAATGTTCTTCATCAAACATTGCTCAGAGTAAATAACAAGAACAATCAGAGGAATGAAAATGTTAGCCCTTCTCGCGTTTTTTGAATCACCACTCGGCAAACTTGCCGGATATGTCATCATTGCAATTTTGGCGGCTGGCGTCCTGTTTGGTGGGTATTATGCATGGAAGGTCCATGTTCAAAATCAAGCCATGCAAGAATTCAATCAGAAACAGACGGAACAGGCCGACAAAGACCGCAAGGTGTTTGAAGAGAAGATGCAGAAAATCGAAGCGGTCCAAAATCAGATTCTCGGCAGCTTGCAAAAGCAACTCGATACTGTTAATGAGCAGTCCGATATTCTCCAAGACTACCTCGATTCAGACGAAGCAAAGGCTTCTGATCGCGAATCTTCTGCGGTCTTGAAAGAGACAGTTAAAAGACTGGGTGAGAGAGCAAAGAAATGAGAAATCTAATTGTTGGCTTCGCCATGCTTGGTTTGTGCGGTTGTACAAGCCCAATGCTTATCACTCAGAAAGCGGTCACTCCGAAAATCTCAAATGACTTTTTCAAGGACTGCAAGGTCGTCGACAAATATCCAGATTTCAGGAAGCTTACTGACACTCAAGTCGGCAAGCTATTGGACACTCTCGATACAAACAATCGTAAGTGCAAAGTGATTCTGGATGCCGTTCACGACTATCTGCAAAAGGCAGCGTTAATCACCAACGAATAAAGATTTCGGGAGACTATGCTTGACCGCCATTGTGAAGGTCTAGCGCACATGCAAAACAGATTTTCTGAGGTTTCTTAGGCGCGGTTGGCCTAAAGATAATCGCAGCATTGCAATGAGCACAATTGCCGGTTTCGTTGTCTGTAAATGGCGTGTCAGTGCCTTCAAGAGCACAAACAACGAAATCCGATTTCTCAGCCTCTTCCTGAGAAACTACCTTCACGTTTTCCAGAATATTTTTCATCGCATAATCCTTTCCAAGAAAGAGGCAACTACCTTACCCGCCGATAGGTCTCTTTATTCGTCTCGCAGATTTTCATCTGTGACCAATTCTTTCCGTAGGCTTTGCGTCGCAAGTCTGTTTCTTGCACAAATCCTCTTCCTTGGAAAGGATATAAATTGATAGATTCAGTTTGCTTCATGTTTGGTCGGAGTGGCAGGATTCAAACCTGCGGCCCCTCGCTCCCAAAGCGAGTGCTCTGATCGGGCTGAGCTACACTCCGAATTTTGGTAGCGGGTGAGGGAGTCGAACCCTCGTAATTGGCGTATGAAACCATGCTGGAAACCACCTCCAGTCCAACCCGCATTTGCTACTTATACAGAAACCTAAGATTCGATCAAAAGAAATCTCTAAATAATCGATGCATAGGTTCAGATTTTTCATCAACGAATTCGACTCGACTCTCGAATATCATACTATCCTCAACCCGCTGTTGTGGAAGAATGAAAAATTGCGTCGTGCCATCAGAAAGAAACTTCTGAATTTCGGCAAGGTCTATGCTCAGTACAACAATGTTCCCGGCAATATCATCGAAGACATCATCATGGTCGGTGGCGCTGCCGGATACAACTACACAAAATTTTCCGACATCGACGTCCATGTTTTGATCGACAAAAAGAAGATGGGCGAACAAAAACTCGTTGATGAAATCTTCAAAGACAAAAAGAAGCTTTGGGGTTTGGAACATGATATCAAGGTAATTGGATTTCCTCTGGAAGGATACATCCAAGACATCAGCGAAGAACCACCGAAAAGCCAAGGTGTTTACTCTCTGGTCCGCAATGAATGGATTCAGAAACCAGCATTACCGCCAAAACTCGATCCAAAAGACTTGGGATATGCTGCAAAAGTAACAGCATGGATCGATAGAATCAATCACTTGATTGACAATGATGCCCCGATTTCTCAATTCAAGAAAATGAAAAAGCGGTTGTCTCAACTCCGCTCATCTGCTCTCGAAAAAGGTGGCGAGTTTGCTGAAGGCAATCGTGTATTCAAAGAATTGCGAAATGCTGGTATCTTCGACAAAATGAACAAGTTGTTGATTAAGAAACATGACAAAGCATTGTCTTTGGAGGACTAATGAAACCATTCAAAACATTCATTACAGAAGATGATGAAGGCACCATTTCATTTTCTCATCCCAAAGATCGACGTACTGGCAAACCGATCAATGAAAAGCCTATCGGACATCAGGCCGATCATATCAACGGAATCGCTCTGAAAAGCTACAAGCCACCGCGCGATTGGAGTAAAGTAGAAGGTCAGAATCACAGCATCAAAGAACCACCTTTACCGGATTTGAAAGGCAAGAAACTGTCTTCGGGTCTTATCATGAGAGAGAAAGATGGTCGCACTTGGTTGACAAAACCAACCAATGGATTTGGTGGTTACAAACACACTTTCCCGAAAGGCGGCGTTGAAAGAGGTTTGCATCCTCAAGCAAACGCCATCAAGGAAGCTTATGAAGAAACTGGTTTGAAAGGTCGCATCACCGGTTATGCTGGCGATCATCATGGTGATACATCAGTCACTAGATACTATCATGCTGAAAGAGAAGGCGGACATCCCAATGATCATGGTTGGGAAAGTGAAGCCGTTGTGCTCGCCAAGAAACATGACTTACATCATTTATTGAATCGCGAACGCGACAAAGAAATTGTTAAACAACATATCAAGGATTAAAATGTACAAACTGACAATTACTTCAATGCGATTGATTTTCCCACATGCCCCGAGTGAAGTCTTGGAAGCTTTCGTGGACAAGCAAGAGATTCTGGCAAAGGCCGGAATCAATCAAACCAAGACAAGATTGGCTTATTACTTCGCCAACATCGAACATGAATGTGGTGGTTTCACTATCAGGAATTTGACCGAAAACATTTACTACACACCACAAAGAATGGCGGCGGTATGGCCTAATCGTTTTCGTTCTGCTCAAGATGTTATCAACAAATACGGAAGTGGATCAGGCTGGCAGTTAAGAGCCTTTGATGACATCTACGGCAACAGAATGGGAAACCGTCCCGGCACCTCGGATGGATCACGATACATTGGTCGTGGCGGACCACAAGTAACCGGACGTGATGGATACAAGGAAGTAGGGGATCGCTGTAATATCGATCTTGTAACCAACCCTGAGTTTGCAAGCCGCCTAAATCTTCAACCTGAAATTTGCACAGCTTTTTGGTCTTGGAAAAACCTCAACCAGTTTGCCGATCAGGGAGATTTTGTTGGTTGTGTCAAGCGGTGGAATGGCGGGACCAACGGATTAGCGGATCGTAGAGCCCTCATGGCTGGCAACGATCCGATCCTCCGCAAATTGGATAATGTGGAAGATATCCAACACGCCTTAGTGTCCTAAGTGATATCCGTTGCAAAACGGACAGCGATAAACATGCATTGGTCCAAAACGAAGTTTGTTACTTCGAAGTGCGGCCAATGCATGTACTTTTTTGTCATGTCTCACTTTCTTTGAGCAAGACCGACGACGGAGTCTTCGCTTACTAGCCATTGTTGACTCAAGAAAATGCAATCGCCCAATCAGTGTCGTGATTTGTTCGGACGGTTTCATTACCATCGTACTCATCAATACGATAAGCTGTCCCATCTCGAACTTCTTCAATTTCTAATTTGGCACATTCTCCACTAGCTCTTTCAGAACCAAGTTGTTCCACAACTTTCACCAAGATTGGGTCATGTCGCGGAATTTCATGATCAACAAACCCAAAATCATGTTCGCATGGAGTGGTTGTTCCGTCTTTTTCTTCGTAAAGATCACCTTTGATGGTGACTCCACCCCATTTCGGATTGCCCGACAATTCGCGAGCTAACAAGATAGCCTCTCTTGAAAGAGAAAAGCCGCCATAACAGTTATTGAAAACAATCTTCGCCATTTTTCTTTCCTATTGCATCGCCAGTGATGTATGTGGTCTTCGCCACGCAATCACTCTATGAGTTGAACGTACTCTAGTTCTTACAGCACGACCATCGTTACCCGAAATCGCCAGTACCTTACCGGGACCAACGACGCGAACAACTTCAAAAACATGGTGAGGCTGTACACCAATACAACCTTCACATGGACCAGAAGCCGCAGAACCAAAATGAGCCCATTTACGGGCCAGATTGTAGGATCGATCTGCAACATGATATCGTTGTCGCATCCACCAACCACACCATGCGCGAGGACGTGGATCACGAATAAATCTGGAAATTGTAGTTGCTGTCTTTCTTACTACTCGTTTAGTTTGTTCTCCTATTTCACACAAACCAAAAAAGCAATCTTGAGTTTGAACCACTTGATGGTGTTGGTGGTGTTTCGGTCGGGCATTTGCCATTGTTGCAGTGCTTGCCACAATAACAGCGGCCAAAAGGAAACGTCGCATTATTCCATCCTTGGATTGTTAAGGGAGAGGCATTTTAACCTCATAACCTCATTTGTCAAAAAATTATGGGCAGGATTTCTCCTGCCCATGGATCGTAATGTGAAATAGATTTCGTAATGAAATCTCTTAAACCACAGCGTACTTATTCAGGCCGCTATTGGTCTCGCCCTTGACAACAATCTTGATGCCACGACGACGCGCGGCGGACATCACTGAAGTCACGGAGGTATGACCGACGAAACCACAACGCCGTGTAATCTGCGGAATGGTCAGTGCTTCCTTACGGAGAAGGGTCAGCATCTTGTCAGTCTTGCTCTTTGTAGCCATATAATATTTCTCCTATGAATGATCAATCATTAAACGATTGTGTATACTACTTATCACGCTTTTTAAGCGTAGGAAGAACAATCAACGCTTGAATCGATGAATCTTGGCTGCGACCCATAAGTTGTAGTAGTCGTCGCGAAGAATAGCATCAACTGCCATCTGTTCTTTCAACTCATAATAATTGCATTCTGATTTTGTTTTACACAGATGCAATATTTCCCGAGTGAAATTTTCAGGACCATGAGTTTCGACATCTTCCAACAGATATTTGTTGGACCCATAATACGATTCCCAATCACTTGAGATTTTCGTATGACGTCGTCTTGCGCTGTTTTTGATTTTCTTGGTTCGGGAAAATTTGAACAGTTTTTTCCCAATATATTTTTTGCCATTGAGTTTGTTGGTAATCAGATAAACGAAACCAACAAACTCTTCGGCTTGGTCGGAAGTAAAAGGCTTCCCTTCAAACAACCACACTAGTCTTCGTAGTCCTCTGATTCATCCTCATCTTCTGAATCAGAATCGTCCAGCAACGAACCACAAGCAGGACAATTTGTAATTTCGTCGTCGGTGATCGGAATCACCTCAAACTTGGCGGGACATTCGTTGCAGACTGTTACTTTCATTTGTCTCCCTTATGATGGAAGTTTGAACCCTAATTCAATTAATTGATTTTCGATATCTCGGATCATCTTTTCCACATAATCTATGGCATACTGATATGGAACCGGAAAATGCAACCCTTCCATATAATCATTCCAACCAACATTAATCACATCTGATTTCGATTCAGTATTATACTGGATTAAATGTGATTTATGATTTTTCCATATCTCCAATCTTTTAGCTACTTTCAATGCAATTTCTGCATCTGATAAAGAACGCATAGATGGATCATCGTTCACTGACATTGAATCCTCCATTCTTGTTACCTCTACTTATGCATTTTCTTTGTCTTCGACAAATCTATCAAGATTCTTAATCTGATAAATCCTACCGCTAGATATTCCATACTCCATAGCAAGTTTCTTTGCTGATTCTCCTGCACGAACTCTATCGAATATATCTTGTCGTTCGCTTTCTGTTATTTTTCCTCTTCGACCGATATAATTTCCATTATCAGTCCTATCCCTACAATTTTCTTTTGGGGTATCCCACCTTAAATTTGAGAGTTGATTGTTGTCTTTATTATCATCGTTATGACAACCATGCATTCCTTCTGGGCGAGGACCAACAAAGGTTTCCAAAACAAGATTATGCAAACGATGTTGCTTTCGTTCTATTCCCAATGAAATGACATGATAACCACTATAATTTCGGGTAGTTTTCATCAAATGAACGCCACCAACGCCACGAAATTTCAACGAACGGACTTCGCCATTTTCTGAGATTTCATAACGACCTTCATAACCAACTAGAGGCTTCCACATCAAACAACCTCTTTTACATCATCTCTGTTTTCATTGAATGAAATAGGACAGGCACCAGAACTACAATCGATATGAGCAAAGTCGATATCCTCTTCAATCTCGACCTTGATATTGCGAAGCATGTCCTCATACTCACCCTTCGAAATAATCGATTCTGGGACGTATTCGTATGAAGTGACTTCCTCTTGTGGCATCACAGAACAAGCACGAATTGTTCTCTGATACTTCTTGATCATCTCACCAAATTCCTTGATACCAACGATCTTGGGATCATACTTCAATGTATAAGAGATTTGGTTTCCACGATCTTCACCTTGTCCAATGATCCAATACTTTTCGCCTAACTGAAGCCAAATGTATTGTTCCTCTGGTGTCGCCTCGGCAGCGGTGACAAGCTTATCGTCCATGCCAAGTGTCGAAATAATCGGTGCTGTTGGAAATCCAACGACTGTTGTTCCTTCGTAAGTCTTCAATTCCTTGGTCGGATATCCGTTGTCTCTGTATGTTTCGACAAGAGGATCATCGGAACGGAATTGAACCCAACGCAAATAGAACCGCATTGAAGGAAGATGCCAACCTTCGGTAAGACCGAATAACTTAGACGTCGTTCCGGCTGGTTTGATTGTCGTCATTGTATGAGGCACGACCGTACCAAGTTTCTTGGCATATGCTGCAGCCTCTTCCTTCACGACAGCATTGAACCATTCCAGTGTTTTCCAGAATGCAGCGGCACGAATGGCTGGATCGGCATGTTCACGGATTTCATTGACATCCGATGTTTCTTTCGCAATCTCTTCGTAACCTGAGAAATTCGGAGCGATCATGTCGCGGAAACCAACACCAAAGAACTTCCATGCAAACTCATGAACGCCGGTCATTCCGACGCCGATACGGTTTGTTCGCTTGTCTTCGACGCGATATAACGAGTCCATGGTGTTGACGCGAATAAGAGCCCTTGTGGCAACACGGAAAGCATCTTCCGCATCTTCAAGTGTTTCACAATGGAAAGGTACGATATCAGCAATCGTGCAATAACCAGAAAGAACAGAAAGACAAATTTCGCCGCAAGGATTGACGATGTAGTTGTACTTTTTCTTCTTCGCTCTCTTGGCGAGACGCGCCATGTAAAGTTCTGTCTCTTCTCTGATTTGATACTTGTCAGAGCCGACATAATTTCCGCCAGTCAATGTATCCCAGCCTTCATCATTCTTGTGAAGCTTATCCACATTCAGAATGCCGGGTTCGCCAGTACCATCGCCATAACTACAAGCAAGCAATTCTTTCCAAACCTTGCGAGCATGTTTCGCAATCGGATCATTGAATTTTTCGTCGCTTCTCTTCAGATCGATCAAGTCCCAAAACTCTTTATCGACAGCGACAGAGTTATTGGACGACCAAAGGAAGCTAAAGGTATTCGGATTCTTTGCACGGTAATCAATGACTTGTTCGACATTCATTCCGTTGAATTCAATCGGTCTCTTGACTTGAATGAATTCGATAATGTCTTTGTCTTTCCAGAACTTGGTTGACATACGAGCGGCACGACGAGCACCACCAACGAGAACACATTCCGCAAAGTAGTGATCGGTATACATTGCTTGACGCCATGGCGCGATGCCAGAACCTTTCAGAGCAGCGGCTTTCATGAAAGCATTCATAAGCGGAACCGGACCTGATGAAGGTCTGTTTTGCATTCCTCCGATAGCAGCACCCTTCGGTCTCACATCAGAGAAATCCAGAATCAGCATCTTGTTGGCATGAATTTTTTCGAATGCAGCAACTTCCCATAGTTCCAGTGCATGAGCCCAACCCTCACGACTATCAGGAACCTTAAACCACATTACATTCTTGGAATCAGGACCGTACTTGTGCAAAGCATCGCGAACACTTTCATGAGCGGACCAATCGAAATCTGCATGTTTCTCTGACAACACGACACGAAGATTCGGCGCATTGTCCCAGTCAACGAGAATAAGATCGTCATCATAACAACGACCAACACCACTTCCATTCAAGAGAAGATAAAACAAAGCATAAGACGTCGCACTCGTGCTACAATTCACAAACACTTCTTTATTGCGAGTTGGTTGAGTTGCATCGCCATGTTGCAAATGACGACCACTCATGAGAATCGACGCCTGCGAAATATGTCTCTTCAGCGATTCGTATTCTTCGAATTGATCATCGACTGGAGCCAAGAGCGAATTTCCGATAGCAACACGCTCAGCAACATCCCCCCAATCTTCAAATTTTCCGTTTGGCTTGTGACGTAAAATGGTTCGTTCGGCAACAGCTTGTCCCATTCCCTTATGAAGCTTACGGACAAATAAAGACGACGAGACAGCTTGCGACAATTCTTCGCTCCTATTCTTAGTATGTGTGGGGTTTGTTTAGTCTAGATGTATTGTATATTTATGATTGGTCGTGGTCAATTTAATTCGTTTTCGCCCATGTCGATAAAGATAATTCGGCACTCAATCCTTTGTGAACGTTGCTCTTGATAGTCGTCCAAATTTGATAAGACGATTCATCAATACCTAGATTGATTCGTTTAAGAACCATGTCATTCACATCTTTTTCTTTTATGGACTCCGGCCACACACAAACAGAAAAATCTCTATTGATGGCCTTTTCCATTTTCTTGATAGTGGCCTTGGCACGAGGTTCGTTGTCGTAAACGATAATGAATTGATCACGATCAATACCAAGTTTCATTAAATCACTTGTGATATCAGAACCACAACAAGCGATTGCATTTGGTAGGAACATCGCATCCAATGGACCTTCCAGAACTAAAATGTGTCGGTCTTTGCGAATTCTGTTCAATCCCCATATCAAAGGAACATCTTCATCGAGTTTAATTGAAATGTATTTCGCTCCCTCGTTCGTTGACAGTTTTCTTCCTTGAAAAGCCGTGATCTCACCTTGTTCGTTCCTGAGCGGAATGATCAGACGATCTTCATCGTATGGAGGGATTTTAAATTGGCCGGGAACTATTTCGGATGCCCATGTGAAGAACTTTTCGACATAGAACAAATCATCATAAGGCAACATTCGTTTTTGTACGAACAACATGCAAGGATGGTTTGAATCCAAATCCTCGACTCGTTTCAAACCATCAAACGGACTTTTCTCTCGCTTGATAATTTTCTTGGCAGGGAGTTTCGGAAGTTCTTCTTGTTCTCGCGGTCTGTACAATTCCAACCGCATCTCTTCATACAAAATAGGATCGAGTTTTTTGATGAAGTTAGAAGCCGACATACCGGCTGTGCATTTATGACAGAAGTAATTCAGATTTTCTTTTTTCTTGTAGATGTAACCACGCGCCTTTTTCTTGTGACGAAGCGAATCGCCACAGAACGGGCAGGAAAAATTAAATGTATGGGCATCAACCTGTCTGAAATTTCTCAGGCGAGAAGACAGATATCTAATATACTTTTCTTCAATCCACATCTTTCGACGTGTTAAACGATTAGTGGCAAACCGTCAAGAGAATATTATTAGCTGGCATCAAAAAAAATACTACGGTCGGGACCACTATCGTCAGACAAAAAATCGCAGCGCATAGATGGCAAGACAAACGTTTCTTCATTTATTTCCACCAAATAAAATTTCTGACTACTTCGAAAACACTATAAGTAGCGATGACAGTACCAGAAATCCAAGTCGCCCAAACGCGCAATGATCCCCAAAACCATTGCAAGCGATCTTCTTGAACAATCAGTTTTCGAAGCTTCTTTCGTTCTTCCGGGGTAAAAGTTCTGTAATCATCCTCAACGAAATCCTCAGTCTTTTTTACGGGCATCTTTCTTATCCTTTTTCTTACGTTGAGAAGGAAGTATACCGGGTGGCTCGCCAGCGGGACCAATGCCGACAGACGCGATTTGTCCACCGCCGACGTTATTAACAGCAACACCATCTTCCTGTAAGAAATCGATAAAGCTTTTCATTATATTCCCCGCAAAAAAGTTATTATGTTATGATCCATACCTATGCCATCGGTATAAATTTTATTTGTTTCCCCAATGTTGAAAACAACATCAGGCCATATATTAAGAAAAACCATGAACGGTTTTACGAAGTTTAGTTGTCTTTCCAATCGCAAAAATACCAAACGAGACAATACATAAGGACCAAACACATTATTCAAAATCACGATATGATTCAGAACCAATCTGCATGAATGATCTGATATCATTCCGCTCGTTTCATATTTTGTGTAAGCCTTTTTGATGTACTTGAATCTTTTGACGTCTTCAAAAAATTCCTTCACATCATGACAAGAAGGATTCGAATAATGTTTAGCAGCATAAAGAACCCAATTTTTTTCGGTTATTACTTGAGGTTCAATCATGCACGATAATCTTAAAAGTTATTAGAGCCTGTAAATCGAATCCAACTATTGTTTGCTACACACAAATACAAATTACCAGAATCCCAAACAAACTGCCCCTGAATTCCATTTGAAGTAGAATTTGCAGGAGCAGAGTTCGAATAACGAATGATCAAGTTAGCTGATGAAAGTGCATGATTTCCATTAGTGACATAATCGACATTTGAATTCGAAAACAAAATAGTTGTGTTGACGGTATAGTTGTTACCGGAAGATAACAGAGCAAATCTATCGCTCCCGGCAACACCAGTTAAAATACCAAGACTACTGAAAGTTTTTTCTTCACCAGCCATGAATCACCTATTATGGAAGAGTTCCCGGCGATCCGCTCGTCATGCCCTTCAAGGCAACCAATGTCTCATAATGGACACGACCGGCTCGACCGCCAAGAGTCACCGTAAACACCGCATTGGAACCGGCAGAAGCACCGCCGCTAGAGTTTGTGACCGCTACATTGGCCGCAGAAACGCTAGAAAAGCCTTTTCCGGGGCTTGTAATGGTCAGGGAGGTGATACCCCCAGTCGCATTGGTTGTAACCGTTCCAGTGGCGTTTACAGTGCCGCCAGAGACCTTGAAAAGGTCCGTATTGGCATACCCGGTTCCGCCAGCGGAAAAAGTTACTGTTTTGACCGGTCCGGTTCCCTGTCTGACAAGGTGCCAACCAACAGTCGGAACTTTGTCATTAGAGGCTACTTCGGATGCATTGGCACCAAAGACGCCAACCGCCATGTTGTTATGAAAGGCGCTGACTGTTGTGTTGTTAAACAACGGACCAGTACCAACCGCGTTGTTAGCATCAGCATTTTCAAGCACCTTGTATTTTGGAGCCTGAGAGCTTTGATTGTTACTTCCCCACAATGACATTTTTTTATCCTTCTATTGTTCTTGTTATTTAGAATTTCATTAGCTTTTCTGGATTGTCCAGCGCATCATATGAACGTCGTTTAAACTCAATCGCTTTCTTACGATGAGCCTCGGCTTTAGCCATATCGCCGTTTCTCAAATACATCTGATAACGGTTTGTGTGTTGTCGATACCAATAATTTGCCCTACCAGATTTTTCCTGAGCAATAGCCGTTTCATCAAGAGATTCTTTGACGTCTTTCTTGTTACTGAGACCAAGATGCTTGTGCAAACGAGCAGCTAGAGAACCATTAAAATTGCGATTAATGGCTTCGGAAGGGTCCATACCATTTTTGATATGTTCGGTTGTTCTCTGCACGGCACCAAGATATTGAGGCAGTGCATAAGGGTTGTAGTACGATTTCTTTTCTTGTGTCCGATCATATTGAGTAACTGAATGAATCATTCTATGATGATGACTATCGGCACTATCATCCAAGGATGGAAACATTTTTGCTTCGGTCAATTCTTCATCAGTCTTTGACCATTTCTTAGATGGTCCTGTCTCTACATCCTTGCCATTGTTTGTGGCACCACCACCAACTTTAACTTTCGGACCTTTGCGAGGAACATTCTTCTTGGTGATTGGATCATAAACATAACCCATGCTGTTCTCTTCAAGGTCTTCATCTTCCTTGGCAAGTTCTTGTTGACCTTTTTGCTTCATGGTCTGAATTTGTTTCTGAGCCCGCTTTTGCTGAAGCTGAAGACGAATCTGAGCCTTTTGTTTTTGGAGTTGCTGTCTCTGAGCAGCTAATTTTTGCTGCAATGGATTAGTTTCGGTATCGATGTCTTCAACGATTTCGACTTCGTCGGTCATTGCTGTATCCTCTTCCTCGTTTTTCTTTTTGTTCTTCTGCAACAAGGTTTGTATCCGATTCCATGTTGTCTGGTCATCAAATACAAAATCTAATAAATCATCCAACAATTCCGCCACATACCCTCTCAACTGAGGATTTGTTACGGATTTGACAGGATCGGTCACAGCTTGCCGATAATATGTCAGTTTGTCTTCAGATTTCCCCAATCCGAGACGGATCAAATAATCAATTTTGGCAATGTTACGCGACACGAAAACACCTCATTCGCCCTAGTCCAATTATTTAGCGAATGAGGCGGGTTGGCTTATGGAATCGCGAATAAACGATCAGCCGCATTCGTATCGTATTGCTGATATCCAAAATTGGTCAGAAAATTGAGCACGGTTCCTGATGGATTTTCCACAACGATTATTGGTTTGAATTTTTCGATTGTCTTCTCGGCACCTTTCAAGACATTGAATTCGTAACCTTCGACGTCGAGTTGCATGACGTCACATGCTGAAAGGTTCAAATCATCGATAAGTATAACTTGGACCTGTACAGAATCTTCGCCTGTTTTGTTGGTTGCTACCTGATGCATCCCGACATTTTGTTTGTTATCTCGTTGATTCAACCAGATCATGCCGCGCTCACGGCCAAGAGCAGCATTGAATTTATGTATCCTTTCTGACTGACAATTGTTTACCAGACAATGGAAACTCAGCGGATCAGGCTCAAAAGTGTAAACAGTCTCGAATTTTTCGGACCACAACCTCGGATACATTCCACAACATCCGCCAGATTGGACGATTACATTTCGTCCTTTTGCTCGCCTCAATACCTTGTCTTGCAAACCTTCATACTCATTATGAGGGCCTTCCCAAGCGCCTGTATCTTCCTTCGGCCAAAGCCAAGGACCGACGCCGCATACTTTGGTTTCTCTTAAATAGACTTGATTATCGAACATGGGATATTTACTCAAAATGAAAGTGGTTCTGATTCATGGTGCTGGTGCGACTCCTGTCTCATGGGCTACGGTAGCCGTCAGGATTCCAATCACTTTCACAATCCCAACATACAATATCCACGATAGCTTCGATAAAATCATGAAGGATGTCGAAAAGTCGATTGACGACCAGCCGACTATAGTTATCGGACATTCATTCGGTGGAATCGTCGCCTATCACTTGGCACAAAAACATCCGAACATCAAAATCGGAATGAGCATTGCTACACCATGGGAAGGTTCTGTAATGGCTCAGATTGGTTCTATGTTCTGGCACAATTATCAATTCTTTCGTAACATCGGAAAGTATGAAAACCACATCAAATTCATACGAAACAATCCTGTGAACATTCCTTGGACGAACGTCATTACCACAAGAGGTTTGTTCAATAATGAATATGATGGAGTCGTTTCAATTGCCAGTCAAAGACAACTACAACCCATCGACAAGATCAAAACTGTAGAACTCAACTACACACACAACGAAGTTCTGCACAGTGAAGAACTAATCAAAGAAATCTTGAACACCATTTATTCTAGTTGAATTTTTCGAAGTTGGGTTTCTTCTTCTTCGTTTTCAACTTGGACATTGGGCTATCGCTGGATTTTTCGTCTGGTGCTTCATGCGATAAGGTTTCTTGCGTCTCGTTTGGAAGATCATAGAAACGCATTTTCGGTTTATCGAGACCAAGCAACCAATGGGCTCTGAAATTCTTGTCATTCCAACGGTTCTTCAAGTGATGCACCAACACTTGGCCCAAGGCATCCAGTTCCTTGCTTGTCGTGATCGCAATGTAAAAATCGGCTGTCATAGGCAAACCAAACGAATCGGAAGTATCATCCAAATCCAATTCGGAAGAGTTATAACCACCTCGATTTGTTTGTGTCGCTGTCACCAAAGGAAGATCGAAATCAACTGCAATAGCTCTTAATTCTTCGGCAACCATCTTCACATACGAATAGGTATTGACATTGTTGTTGTTTGTAAAACGAGTGGAAATACACAAGTTGATATAATCGACATAAATGATGTCTGGAACGAAATTCTTCTTAATACGCAATTCATCCAACACCAAACGAAAATGGTGGGCACCAACGGTTGTCGGAGCGTATCCTTTTACGATCAACTTTCCAATATGATTTGCTTTGATCCGCTCAATCTTTCTAGTGAACGAGTCTTGTGGAATGTCTCGGATCATACCAACATCGATATCCATGAGGTTAGCATCGATACGTTCCGAAATCATGTCTTCCGATAATTCCATTGTCAGATACAAGACATTCAAACCCGCCATAAGATGGTGAGCAGCACAATCCGCCATGAAAATAGATTTACCAACGCCGGTCGGTGCCATAAGAACCATTAAAGATTTCTTCGGCAGTCCGCCTCTCGTCAGTTTGTTTAAATGATCGAGATGGAATGGAATTCGTGCAGAATTTTCATGATACAATTCAAACCTAAATTGAGCATCCTCAATATAATCATGGCCGATTGTTGTGTTGAAACTGACATTCAAGGCATCTTGAAGAAGGTCTGGAACAACATTCTTCGAAAGTTTCTTTTCCTTGCCATCGATGATGGCGATGCTCTTTTGCAAGGCGAGTTCGATAGCTCTATCCTGACAAAATTCTTCGGTGATATCAACCAAGTAATCTAATTCAAGTTCTTCTTCCGGCTCATTGAAATCGATTAACATCTCTTTGCATTCATCAAAGAGATCGGTATCAGCATCGCTGTTAGACAACTCGATTGCAATTGCTCTTAGATTCGGAAAATTATTGTATTTCTCCACATAATCCTTGATGATTTTGAAAATGAATTTGTCGGCACTTTCCTTGAAGTATTCCTCTTTCAGATAAGGAATTACCTTTCGTCCAAATTCATCATTCTTAACAAGACTATGAAGAATAGTTTTGGCAACACTCAAACAACCACCTCACAAAAAAAGTGTAGGTCGTTGCCTACACTTCTTTGTCCATTGACGTCCATTACAATCCGATTACTCTTCTTCGGCTTCTCCGCTATCACCTTCAACCGATCTTCCATACATGAACAAGTTTTGAGCAGCTTCGTTGATATCATCAAGGATTGGCTTGGTGAAAATTTGTTCTGGATTTTGATTAATTTCTTTACCCCAAACCTTCGTACCATCAGGAAGAACATAACGAGTAGAGACTTTCTTAATCACACCACCGCGTTCTGCAATATCAAGCAAGCCATAATAACGATCCAAACCAGTCGTGTAAGATAGCTTCATCTTCACTTCCTGATTTTTCTTGGTCAAACGACTCTTGTAAGTGTTACCAATAATATAAACACCATCACGTCTGGCGTCTTTATCTTCAAGTTGATTAGTTCTGAAATTCACGATCAAGTCGCCAGCATAAATGAGACCACTTCCACCAGAAATAATCTTTCTCTTGGAGTTGTCCATCGCTTCGTAGACGTGATTTGTAACAATCATTGGAACATGAACCTTCGCCATTCTCTGTCTCAAGACTCTAAACAATCCCTTCAACAATTGAGACTTCGTCATATCCTTGGTTTCGCGTTCTTTTTCGACCGTGGACGCCGTGTCAGCAATTTCTTTAACAGATGACAAAGCACCAAGAGAATCCAGAACCATTAACATCGGGTTGGCTTCTCTCTCGGATTCCTTGATGTTATCGCGATAAGCATCAAGGAAACGAATGGCAACAGTACGAAAATCTTCAATAGTGATCGGTTCTGTTCTCATGACGCGAGAAGGATCAATGCCACGATCAATCAACATTTGCTTGCGGACAGCGGCTTCGGTATCAGCATAAAACACGCCCGCACTTTCCGATGCATTTTCAAGAAAGAATTTCACAACAGACATGGCAATGTATGTCTTACCAACCGCAGACTCGCCAACGAAAGCAGTACATTGATTGTTTGGAATGCCACCATAAATCTGGCCTGAGCAAAGAGCATTCAGAGCATAACAACCAGTATCGATACAACCAGTATATTCAGCCGATCCGAGACCTTCCGTCATCATTGTAGTATCTTCGTCCTTCAATTGCTCGACGAACGAATTTAGAAAATTAGCCATATAACCTCCGATTAAGAAAAGAAAGCTTCAAGAGAAGCACCGCCGCGTTCATGCTTCCATCCGATAACGGACAAAATGTTTTTCACTGGTTCCAAGAAACACTTCTCAAATTGTGTCTCTCTATCCAATTTATCATCAAGTTTAAATTCCTTGGGCAAAATCGTTGCTACCGATATCACATTTGATTTAAGAGCATTCGGCATTTGTAAGTAGCAATACTTGACTTTATCACCATCAAAAATAGGCGGAATATTTTTGATACCAAAATCGTCCAAGGCTTTGTTGTAGACCAAGGCACCGCGAACTTGAATTGGTGTCCCGGATTTGAAGATCGTGTCATCATCAGCATACTTCTTCATGCCTTTGATACCACGCGGAGAGGCTATTTCATCAAATGGAAGTGTCTCAAATTCCTTTTTGTAGTTCTCGATAAACGTAAGGACAGTTTCTTCATCCGTGTTCATAATGAGTTTGGATACTTCTTTGATCCTTTCTCGACATGACGATGGCGTCGAAGATCGAACAGACTCCAGACCTGTGATGCTAATCTTTGGTTCATGGAAACGAACGTCTTCCTTGTCCCATACATTCAGAATGTATCGTTTCTTGCCGGTCCAAATACCCTTTTCACAGATGGATTCTCGCTTCATGATCATCTTTTGTTGAACAGCATTCATACGAACGCGAAGTTCTTCATACGATTTAGAAATAACCGATTGGAATTTGACCTTCACACTTTCGTTGATGAATTCAATAATGTCTTCTTTGGAATCGTCTTCATCGAAGATAGTTTTGATCAGTGGTCCGAAATTCAAATAAACCGAATCCGTATCTGCATAGATGACATAATCAACATTCTTGGTTTTCAAAACCTTGTTCATATATGCATTCAGTTTCTTTTCAATCCAACGAATCGAAAGTTGACCGCCCATGGTAATTGCTTCGGCATTGTCGAAGTTATAGAAACGGAAATATTCGTTTGTCAGCACACCATAAGCGGCGTTGAGTAAGATTTTCTTGTTCAACTGAGCATTATGCTGTTTGGCAATTTCGTTCTTCAATGCCTCTTGTTCTGCCGGATCGTTGCAATCTTCAAGCTTGCGCTTGGCTTGAAGCATCAGGTTCTTATTTTCGACACGACCATTATAGAGTCTTTCCATCATCTTTGGAAAGAAACCCTCTATTTCACGATTGTAAAGACAACCATTCGCCGCCACGATGCAATTCAATTCGCGAGCAACAGAAGTATCAATATCATCATTCAAAAATTTATCGACACTGGCTGAATTCATATCATCTAAGAATTTTTCCAAGCGATTTATTTCGTCAAGTTTTTCTTGACGAGTCATTTCTTCAATTGGTCTAAACATTTATTATGTTTCCGTCTATTTTCACTCATTGTAAGATACTGTAAATTATTTGGATGATGTTTTCCACCGCGAGACAAAGGAACGATGTGATCAACCTCATACCCTTTCGGACAATTCAAATAAAAATCTCTAATAGTTGCTCGTTCTTGCTCTGTTAAATCTACAGAAGCATTTTTCAAACGAGCACGTCTTCTGGCAGCAACATCATTCAACATTTTGCGCTTATGATCATAACCTAGAAACCTATAATCATAAGAACATTTAAACGAACAGAATTTGATCTGCCATTTACCATCATTTCTGAATCTCGATACTTCAAAAACACCACCACAATTCAGACAAATTTTTTCTACTCTTCGTTTTCTATTCTCATTCTCTAATCGTTTTGGTTTCTTAATTCCGAACTTAGCCAACAACTGTTTTACTCTGACATCAGAACAACCCAATTTGTTTGCAATGTCTTTGCGTCTAAAATTTTGATCGATATACCAATTCTTCAGTTCTTGTTCTGTTACAAAGATTCTTTTAATTGGCATATTCTATCTTGAATAACTTTCTTGTTCACCATCGTTTCGGGTGAGATTCCATATTGCATGATCAAATGTGGATACAGAGAATTCAAATCGAAAGAAACAACCCACTCATGCATTCCAAGGATTGGATTCTTGACGTGACCGCCAACCAAGCTGTCTTTTTCATTGTCGAAATAAGAACCTTTCAGCTTTGGCGGGAAGACGATGTTTTGTTTCATCAACTCGCCATAGGATTTAATTTCCCATGGTTTGACCGATCCCAGCATGTCTTCGAAGTTGCACTTCGCTTCATAGGCCATGGAGAATATCAACTCCAAAAGCCGCAATTTGTTTTCTAGGCGATCCACCAGTCCGACGTCACGGACGTTATATTCCATGAATAATTGATGGTTCTCTCGATAGAGACCTGTAAGGTTCTGATACTCGGAATAATCCAGCTTACGTTCGCCCAACTCAATGAAAGCGATGTAATCGAGTTTGTAGGATTCTCTCGGTTCGAATGTCAGTTTCTTGTAGACCAAGAGATAATCGAGAAAAGCGACACCGACCGGAAAGAAGTATTCTTTCACGATGCCACGATAGAAGGTTCTCTTCTCGGATAACATTCTCCATGGTGAAAGACGTTGAGCAGATTCGACATTAAGAATGCGAACGATACGATTTACAATGTAAGGAATATCGAAGCCAACAATGTTCCAACCAGTGTAACAATCAGGTTGGAAATGCTCCACGGTATCGAGAAATTTGAGTAACATTTCTTCTTCAGTGTCGCACTGAATATAAGTTACGTCATCTTTCGGAACAAACTCCCTGAGACCGAATGCGACAACCATTCCACAACACTTAATTGTGATGGCAGTTATTGCCTTATCGGCTTCATCGATATCCGGCATTCCTTCATCTGAAACCGTTTCGATATCGATATTTGCTATCCTGATTAAGGATTGATCATATTCAATGTCTTCCCTATATTCATCAAAAATATATGTGTAAGGAAATGATTCGAAGCCATAGAGTTTTGAATTGCCGATATCGGCATATTTCTTGATGGCCTGTCTAGCTTCATAAATCGAATCATAGACCTTCGGCGCGACACTCAAACCTTCCAGCGTTTTATATTCGCTTGGTTTGTTCGTCTTCATATAAAGAGTTGGTTTATACCTCTCTTTATGGAAGAATTGCTTTCCATTATCATAACCACGGACGAGCAAATTGTTGCCGCTTTGAACGACATTTGTGTAAAACTTCAAATATAATCCTATTAATAAGATTGAGAATGATTTTTACGAGGACAGATTGGACTTTCGCATGTCTTCTCAGATGTTGGCGGACAAATACAACCCATTGGAGGACCAAACGATGGTATTTGATTCATAGCTGGTATGAAATTCTTCATACCGCAAAAACGACAATTGCCGCCAGAATCCATTTTACATGGACCATAACACGTCATTAACGATTGTCTCCAGAACCCTTCAAAACATTTCGTTCCTTACGATCCATCAATTTTCTGATATTGTCGGTAGCTACTTGACTCAATCTAACATCAAGAGCATCGGCAAGAACAGCGAGATACCAAAGAACATCACCCAACTCAGCAGCAAGGTCTTTCTTTGCAACTTCATCAAATTCCTTATCGCCACGAAGAATTTTCTTCACTTTGTTTGCGATTTCACCAGCTTCTCCAGACAATCCTAGAGTCAAATATTCTAGTTCGGCCTTCTTCGGATAAATGGCAGTATCAACAGCAGATGATTGATAATAATTTAATGTTTCGATATCATGAATCATTCGAACGTTTTTCCTTTTTCCAGAAATGATATTTGGCTTCAAGATTCCAATCATTCTTCTCTTTGAAATTCAGAATCTTGATGAATTTTACAGGAACCTTGTCTTCGATCTTGGAAGGATCGACAATTTCAATCAATTCCCATTGCTTCAATAGATCAACGATGGTGTTTCTTCTAGCCAAATCATGACTTGTTACTTTGGATTTTTTTCCATCGAAAGCATACAATTCTTTGTAATGAATGATGACATAGCGACCTTGCTTGTGAAGAATATGACAGGCTTGGTATAAAACCTTGTCTTTGCTATCACCCATCCGAGTGAGTGTTTCTTTGATCTTCAAAAAATCTTCTGGGCTTTTCAATCGAATCTCAACACCATACCCATTAAAAATATCATTCATTCAATACACCGCCTAACTCATTCATCTTGCTTATAATGTTGTTTATCTGTTGTTTGGTGAGGACAGACAGCACTTCGTTTGCCCGCAATCGATTATAATTATAGTATTTCTGAATGAACGGTAGGCGATCATCTTCAATTCTCTTCGGCCACTTCCTTTTAGTTCTTCTGCCTTTCACGATAGTCTTCATCAAGAAATCGTATCTCGTTCTCGGAGAAAACCTTGTCAGTTTATTTGCTTCGTTGCAAAGATGGACACAATCTGGGTAGAAAGAGACTGCCTTGGTGATAATGAAGATTGCTTTATTCAACCACTCATCATCTAAAACCAATTCCTCTTTCGTCTCTGTTATCGCTTTGATGCTATCAAAAACCTTTTGCATGAAGTTGTCTTCGACGATGACTTGTTCTTCAACAGGCTCACTGACATCCAGAACCCTATGGGCTAGTTTTGTCATGGAAGGTCTCGCGCTTGTTCATCCAAAATATCTGCACATGCAGAGCACACTTGCATCTCTGCATGTTCAAGTTCATGAGTTTCTTCATTTTGAAATTTGTATTGGACAAAGGCTGGTTTACCTTCAATCTTTCCGCCACACAAACCACATGGCTTATCGGTCTTTTGGGTAAAGAGAGCCTTCAGTAAATTCATTTGAATTCTTTCTCACAATCGGCCATGATCGAAATCAAACCAGCCGCCATATTGATTTCTTGGTTGATGACAAATGCCGCAGAATATTCATACTCTTTCATAAGTACCAACATCTGAGCTATTCCAGCCGGTTTCAAATAATCTTCCGACACATCATACATCAACCTGAATACGTCACCGATATTCAAGGAAGAATTTTCAGCCGACCACTTACGGACAGCATTAAAATCCTTCTTCACCATCAATGAAAACAACTCACGAATATTGGCTTCGCTATGGGTTGAAGAAAGAATGCCAGAATCGATTTTACCGTCTTTGTTTGCATATCCTTGCAATTGATTGAGGCATTTTCTCCAGTCTGGATAATAATTTCCAATCAATTCAGCGACGACTTTGGAGTCATAATCGATGCTTTCATTCTTGAGAATTGCACACGATCTTTTGTAGAATTGGTTGGCAAGCTTATCGATATCATCAAGATTAGAAAAATCGATGACAGTGCAACGAGACTTCAATGCCGGTATGATCTTTGTCGGCGTGTTGCATGTCAGAATGAAACCCGTAGACTTGGAAAACTCTTCCATGAAAGAGCGCAAGGCCGGTTGAGTTGCATGAGACAAGTAATCAGCCTCATCCAGAATGACATATTTTCTCTTGCCATTCATGGAAACGGATGAAGCATATCCTTGAATATCAACTCTCAGGGTATCGATACCACCATTCAAAGAACCATTGATGAAGTAGTAATCCGCTCCAATTTCCTTACACATGGCAATGGCAACGGTTGTCTTTCCACAACCGGGACCACCACACAAAAGAAGATTTGGAATGAAATCTCCATCGACATAGCCTTGAAACATACTCTTCAAGTTGTCAGGAAGAATAACGTCCTTCACTTGAGTAGGACGATACTTTTCCACCCACAAAGCTTCGTCTTCTTTATACTCAACCATTCAACACACCAAATCTTTGTTCGAATTCTGCATCCGCGTCTACTTCATCATAAAATACATCAATGAACGTTCGATCAGAGGGAACCATAAGAACTGGATATTTCGTAGTATCATAAACAGCCTTATATTCTTCTAAACGTTTAGCAATCTCAGCCTCCGCCTTTGTCGAAGGCAAATTAGTCACATCAACGTAATAAATTGTTCTCATGTTTTATCCTACTGTTGAAGAGGTTTCCACGACGATGAAGTATTCAACGTCCTTACCAATGAATTGAGCGACCTTCTTGAAGCTAATCTTCACTTCATAATCATCAGGCAGAACCTTCAAGTTATCAACCTTGAATATCATCTTGAATGGCTTGGTTCCGCCCTTGAATGT